TCCCACGAATGGACCTGGTCCATCACATGGTCCGCCACATGGCCCTTCAACAGGTCCGCCACATGGCCCTCCAACAGGTCCGTCACATGGCCCTCTAACAGGTCCGCCACATGGTCCGCCATATGGCCCACCAATAGGCCCGTCACATGGTCCGCCATATGGCCCGTCACATGGTCCTACCGGTCCACAAGGACCAGGTCCACAACCAGCTACATAACCACCTAAATTATTACATCCATAACCATTATTATTATAGGCACAACTATTATTATAATTATTGTAGGCAGCATCAGTGTTTTTCACATAAGTTTCTACATAGTGTAACTCTTTTTTGAGTAATCTGGAATCATTATAACGTCCACAAGCCGCAGCCTCGGCAGCGTTACCACATGATCCATAACCACCACAAGAGTTAAGATATCCAGCTCTATCGAAAGGCATTTATATTTTTTATTGTCAAAATAATTTAAACCATGGGGAGGATTTTTCTCCAGTGAACAATTTTATATTTATTGATTAAAATGAAAAATTATTTTTTGGTTATCTATTTTTTTCTAACAAAAAAATATCCTTGGACAGTTGTAATACATTTATATTGTTAAAATATATACGTATATACAAATGTCTGTCAACTTTGAAATATATAAAAATAATTTGGTCAGATGCGATGCTCAGGGAAATGCTAGTGTCAACATTAGTCCAAATGAATTGTTGGTGCCTGTGGAAAAAATTCCCTATGCGCCCCGTACATTGGAAGAACTTGTAAAATTAGTTGGGGACAAATACATTGTGTTATCCTATTATGTATCGGCTCGTGGAACAGTTTCAGATCATGATTGTTTGGCCACATACACTTTGTATGCTGGTGGTCAACTATCCAGCGGCCAAAACATTACAAAAGTTGCAATTGCCCAAACTAGTCAACATGCCAATAGCGGCGGATCAATTAACAGTGGTTGGATTGCTTTGGTGACCAATACTACCGGATTATTGACTTTGTTGACTACTAACCAAGAATGTACGGGTACGGGGTGTGGTTGTAGTTTTGAGAACAAAGGTGGATGGTCCAATGTCAATATTTCTTTGCGTATTGATGTTTCAGTAACCATGCTAAATTATTGCACAGCCACGGGCACACATAATATTTATCATGACATGTGCTATCATTATGTGATCAATTATTTGACGAGCACAGGCCCAACACCTGAAATCTCTACTTATCTCCAAAATTATTGTGCTCAAAAATATCCACATGATAATTTATCCATATTCAATGATCCAACCAAAACAGATCCAAAGGATTTTCAAATTTGTGCCTGTAATATGCCGGCTGATAATTATCATCAATATTATAAGAGTTTGGCAGAAAAATATCCAGGTTTAAACTTGGGTGCCATTCCGGCCAATTGTTTTTTGCCAGCTTGTGCCACTAGTCCATTCAAGGGAATCAATTTGAATGGTTGTCCTGTGCCAACTTGTTTTAACAAAGTTGAAATTACCAAAGACAATGTCATTCATTCTGTCCAAATGAATGATCAATTCAATTGTTCGGAATATGGTATTCCCCTCCAGTCACCTTTATCTCCATCCTCCCCATATAATTCAACCATACACGAACCTAGTTCTTTTGAAAATTTTTTTCAAAAAAATGGCAAGTGGTTGTTTATAGCATTGGCTATATTCTTAATTCTTATGATCATTTTGTTATTTATCGTATTAGGTACAACTCGTACAACGACTATCATGGAATAAAGATGATGACATAATGATTCAAATAATGGTCATTATTCCAATCATTAAGGAGATAATGTGATCTGTAATTATTCCGGAAAAAAATAATATTGCCATCCGGACATTTTCGCAAAATTTTTGACAGGACCACAAGTGGAAGTGCCATCAGTCAAATAAATGGTCATGATATAATCTGTCTCGTATGGATCCACTTTAAAGTGACTGAAATTTGGATAGAAATGACGGAAATAACTTTCAATTGCTGGATAAATATAAAATTTTTCTGGAAAACCAAACATTTTAATTTCATCTTCCAGTAAGAATCCCATGTCGCGCATTTCCATTTGGAACCAATACATTAAACCATAATGGCAAAAAATTTCTTCGCCCGCTTTAATGTTTTCCGTAGCTGATAAATAAGCCAAATGACCACCTGTATTGCTGCGTTTTAGTTCGGCATTAATACGTGCACCTTCATGTTTTTGATAAAATGGTTCGGATGATTTCAAAGTCTCCATTAACCTACGCCTATGTTTGGGGAAATTTATGACATCATTGGCAAAAGACGCTGGCGTGTCTTTGTCGCACTCCAAAATGTAACCATCACTAAAATAAATGTTACTACGTTGGTCTGCTATTTTGGCGCCGGGTGGATGCAAACGACCCTTAAACTTGGCAATAACTGATCCCTTGCGCATATCCACATTGGCGAACAAACCTTTTCCGCTACCCACAATTGTGGAGTCCCGAATTGACACACGGGATTCTCTTTGGGCTTCCCTTAATTTTTTTAATTTTCTTAATTTGGAGGACATTATGTGGACTGATAATTAATTTATGGTGTCATTATGTGGACTGATAATTAATTTATGGTGTCATCAGAATGAAAAAAATTCAATATTTTGCTGATATCAATACAAGCATCAAAAAAATTGAAATATTCAATGCTAAAAGTATCCTTAATTTTAGTTTCATTTTATTCCAAGATCAAAAAAAATATATCGAAATATATTCTACAACTTTGATTCAAAAAATTTATCCCTATTTTCAAATCTACCTTGCAACATGAAACAAGTGACTCACGAATTCTATTCAGATTCAGATTCAGACTCAGATTCCGACTCAGATTCCGAAACCGAAATAAATGATTGGCTATTTGAAGAAAAAATGGGCGATGAATTTATGGAACTGATGGGTCCGGGGAAAACTTTTTGGAAATTGTTGCGTTTTGACCAAATGTGCGAGAACATCCAACATCATGCCGAAAGTAAGGAATTACACAAACGTTATGACGATATGTGTTTTACGGAATTCAAATATATCACTCATTGGTTGAATACTGTGCCAGGTTATTATTATATCGCCAAGGTTAAAATACTCCCTGATTCCCGAATTTACAACGACGGACAGGAATTCAAAGCGAACAAATTTATTTTGGGTCGAATGGAAATTATTGAATATTTTCTGATTAAGCACAAACTGTTGGATGATGATGCATTCATTTGGGCATGTTGTAATGATTGTGAATCATTGATCCAGTTAATGATCAATAATGGTTTCAATGTGGAATATTTTGTTGCGAGGAACATCGAAAAAAAATATATTTTTGATCTCATTTATGCTCTAACCCAAAATACTCGAATTTTTCCCAAGATCGTTAAATTATTTGTGAAGCATGGAATAAATGTCTATATGATTGCCGAAAGTATTTTAGAAATAGCATGTTGTGATGGACGCATTGACATAATTAAAACATTTATTGAATTTGGAGTGGACATTTGTAACTATGATCTTTTATATTTGCCAGCCAAATTGGGTCATTTAAATGTTGTCCAATATTTATTGGCACATTGGACCGACGAATCTAATTTGCAACAAGCATGTGAAAAGGCATTCATACATGCTTGCGCTGTGGGACAGCTGACGGTGGCAGCCTTTTTTATTAAAAAGGGCATTAATATTCATTGCCAGGATGATGCCGCCATATGTTATGCATGCAAAATGGGTCACCTACAAATGGCAGAATTTTTGATAGATCATGGTGCCAATCCTTATGCTCGCAATCATATTCCACTTAAATGGGCTTCCGAAAATGGTCATGCTGATGTGGTCAAATTATTATCGGATTATGGTGCTAATATTTATGAACATAATGATCTGGCACAGGATTTGCCATATGATTTAACACAAGATTTGTTACCAGATTTGTCGATGAATTCAGTGGATTTGACATCAGACAATGTGAAATTTTTTCTTCAATGTTCGGATTATTTGAATTCAATATCAATGATTGAAGAGTGAGAATGTTAGTATTGTGAAATCAACAAATTATTAAGAAATTTTATTTGATGCGTAGCATCGAATAGAATTTCTACCAAAAAAAATTGAAAACTTAATCGTAAAAAGATTCTATTATTTTTATTAATTATATCAAAATATTGTTACCACTATTGCTAAATTATATATTCTAAACACAGTCATAAGTGTTATAATGGAAGCATCGGAAACGCACATTTTGACAGGTGATGAATTCAACAAAATATATGCCACCAAACATTTTGTCGAACTGACAACTGACACGGAAAAACATCGAAATTTTAAATTTCAATCAGGTCTGAATGTTAGTTCGATAGAACTTAACTCACATACATTTTACCAGGCTAATGGCATTCATTTCATCGAACTATCTTGTGTGTCTAGTTGGCTTAATTTTATACCAGGTCTCCAATATATTCGATTTGTCACCATACCCAATGATGCCAATATTTGTGTATATGCTAATAAATTTAAAGCAAACAAGTTAATTTTGGGCGAAAGACAACCCATTGAAAAATTTTTGGTTTTATTTGGAATAATAAATACAGAATCATTTATTTGGGCTTGTTGTAATGACAAATTGTTTCTGGCCCTATATATGATAGAACAAGGATTTAACATAAATCAAATGCAGTTTGATGATTTATTTTTTATGTCAATACAGATTTTTAAATCGAATTTGTCTGTCACGATCGTTAAATTTTTGATAGATCATTTTACTGGATCCAACATTATGATAGCTGCCTTGGCGGAATACTCTTGCCAAAAAGGATATGATTGTCAAATTAAATATTTAGCGGAAGAAGGTATCGAACTTAACAAACAATTTCTCCTGGAATGTGCTGCACATTATGGACATCTGACCATTATCAAATTTTTGTCGAAATATTGGGACAAAATAAAAGGTGATCCAATAATGATAGACTATGATAATGTCTTTAAGATAGCATGTAAAATGGGACATTTGTTTGTGGTCAGATACTTGGTCAAACATGGTGCCAATTTGCATGTGGATAATGATTATGGTCTTAGATGGGCTAGTTTATGTGGTCATTCACGAGTAGTCGAATATTTAATAAAGGCGGGTGCCAACGTTCATGCGCTCGGTGATTTGGCTTTACATTGGGCTTGTAAATTTGAGCATCTGGAAGTTGTGGAACTTTTATTAAAAAATGGTGCTGATTTGCATGCGAATGATGATGTTATTCTAAAATGGGCCTGTTATGATGGCAAAACCAAGTTGGTCAGATTCTTGTTGGACATTTGTCCTGACATTTCAACCAAAATCAAAAATTATTGCTTGAATTCGGTTGGGACATATTAAAAATGCGATGTTAATAAAATTAAGATCGCATTTTCA